AGCTCAACGTCCCGGACGACCAGCGGTACCTGCTCGTCGGCTCGGACTTCGAGAGCGCCCTGCTCTCGGACGACAAGCTCAACCTCGCCCAGAACGTGGGCGACAGCGAGGCCGAGTCCGCGCTCCAGACCGCGACGATCACGAACCGCTTCGGCTTCAAGATCGTGGTCGACCAGACCATCCCGTCCGACGCCGCGTTCGCCTTCGCTGGCTCCGCGTTCGTCTTCCTGTCGGGTGCCCCGAGCGTCCCGCAGTCGGTGCCCTACGGCGCGACCCAGTCCTTCGAGGGCATCGCCCTCCGGTGGGTCCGCGACTACGACCCGACCTACATGCAGGACCGCTCCGTCGTGAACACCTACGCGGGCTTCCGCGCGGTGACCGACGTGCTGCTCGGCTGGGACGAGGCCAACCACAAGGAGATCGTGAGCGCGGGCGAGCACTTCGTCCGTGGCATCAAGCTCACCCTCGGTGGCGCGTCCGAGTACCCGGCTGTCGGCTCGGAGCTCCAGACCATCACCGGTCTGACCGAGCGTCCGATCGTGGCCGACCCGGCTGCCTGATCCCGCTGACGGAGGGGGCTGGCTCACTTCGAGCTGGCCCCCTCTGTTCGTCCTCGCGAAGGAGTGACCGATGGCCTACGCCACGATGGAAGACCTGAAGGCTCGCCTCGACTGGGAGCTGGACGAGGACGAGGAGCGGATCGCAGGCGGGGCGCTGGAAGACGCCTCGGACCTCGCTGCCCACTACGGCAGAGAGTGGCCCGAGACCACAGCCCCTCGCCTGGTTCGGACCCTGGTCCTGAAGGCCGCGTCGCGGTACATGAAGAACCCGGACGGCTACATCCAGTCCCGTGCAGGCGACGAGACGCTGGGCTGGAACGACAAGGCTGGCGAGAACGCTGGCACTGTCTACTTCACGGACGAGGAGCAGAAGCTCCTGATCTCCCTGGCTGGCAAGAAGCCCGGCCTGGTGAGCGTTCCGATCTCCGCCTGGAACAGCAAGATCCGTCACCGCGATGCCGGTGGCCTGGTGCCCGTCGACTACGGGGGCGACCCCTTCCCGCTCTACGGCGATGAGGTGAGTCCCTGGTGAGCTCGATGCAGCGCAGGCGTGGACAGAAGGCCAAGATCTGGAAGACCAAGCTGGTCGAGGACCGGCGCGGGAACAAGCTCCAGACGGCAACGCAGGACGGACCGCATGAGGTTCGAGCCGCGTTCATCCCGCAGCGGTCCGGCAAGGCCGAGGTGCCTGGTCAGCAACTGATCAACGTCACCCGGATGATCGTCGCCGCCGACCTCGAAGACGTCACCCTCTGGTCCCGAGTCGAGTACATGGGCAAGACGTGGGACATCGTCACGCCGCCCGCGTACCACCACGGCCCCCGGAAGACCAGGCACTGGTCGATCGACATCCGAGAGAGGACGTGACGTGGCCGAGATCAAGCACAACATCGGGCGAGTCCCGATCGAAGACTTCATCGCTCGGAACGACGGCGTCGTTCATGAGCTCGACAACCGCACCTTCGAGATCGCAGTCCGAGCCGAGGCCCTGCTCCTGGAGCACCGCCTCGAAGGCGACGCCTCCATCGACGTCGAGCGCGGCAAGTACGACCGCTACGTGGTCCTGTCCGACGAGGCGGGCCAGAAGCACGCACTGTCCATCGAGTACGGACGCGCGGCTGGCGAGAAGGAAGTCCGTGACCCGAAGACCGGCGAGACGAACACCGTCTCCTGGGGCGCGATGGACGGGCTCTACATCCTCGCCACTGCGAGCAACCTCCCGAAGAAGCGGAAGGGCAAGGTGCATCTCGACTGATGGCTGGACTCCCGGACCACATCAAGGGTCTGGCGGAGATGAGCCCGGTCGAAGACCTGCTCCTGTCCGTGCTTCGCGAGGGGCTGCCTGGCATCCAGGTCAAGTCCCTGATCGAGGCGCACCAGACCTTCCCCCTCGTACTCGCTCGTCGCACCGCAACCTTCGGGGAGTGGGGCGGCGACACTCGCTTCACCGACGCGGCGCAGGTGGTCGTTCACACCTTCTGCGAAGACCCTGACGGTGACGAGGACGCGGCCATCCTCTCCGAGGCTGTACGTGTCGTCCTTCGCGACGCCTGGCTCAGCCAGAAGGTCGTCCCCGGACGTGGCCACTTCACGAAGGTGGAGCTCACGTCCGCACCACGGCGAGTCACCGACTGGGCAACAGCCGCAGGGCCTGTCCAGTACGCCGACCTGCCTACGGGCGTGTGGCGCTACGAGTCGATCTACCAGATCAGCATCCGCAAGCCACGCTCCCGGCCCTACCCATCCCTGACCCCCTGAGCAAGGAGTACACACAGTGCCTCTGAACGACGACGCCACTCTCGTCATCGGTAGTGGTAACTACCTGACCGCGCCGGTCGGTACCGACATCCCCGCCGACCTCCTGTCCCCGAACAGCCCGTGGATCAACACCGGCCACACCTCGCTGGAGGACATCTTCAGCATCTCGTCCGAGGGTGGCGAGGCCACCGTCATCGGCACGCTCCAGAACAAGAGCCTGCGGACGAAGTACTCGGCCCGTACCGAGACGATGACCTTCACGCTCCAGCAGTTCGATGAGGCTGGGCTGAAGCTGTACTACGGCTCGAACGCCCCGATCCTTCCGGACGGCAGCGTCGGTGTCCCGACCGACCCGACCCCCACGGTGGCCGCGTTCCTCGCGATCTTCGTGGACGGCGACAACGTCTTCGCGTTCTACGCGCCGAAGGCGGAGATCTACCGTGCCGACGACCTGTCCCTCGCGGACACCGAGTCGCTGGCCGGTCTGCCGCTCGGCGTCAAGCCGATGGCCTACGGCAACAACGCCTGGACCTACGCGGTCACCCCGCTCGGCGCTGTGCCGGACGCTGGCTGATCTCAGCCGATCAAGTAACTCCCCGGTGTGCAAGTGAGTGCGGACCCGCTTGCACACCGGGGGCTCACCCGAGCCCCCACTTCGTAGGTCCGCAACCCATCCCGTTCCACTCAACTTGGAGGTCCGCACCCCATGGCCAGCTTCTCTCTCGATGACATCCGTTCCGCCGCTGAGGCGAAGTACGGTTCCACCGACATCAACTTCGGCGACGACGTCTGCCGACTGCTCAACCCCCTGCGCCTCTCGAAGGAGAAGCGTGCGGAGCTCATGAACATCCAGAGCAAGCTGGACGGCGAGGACGTCGACCAGGAGCAGGTGCTCCAGGACGCGATCCGCCTGGTGGCCGAGTCCCCGAAGGCGGCTGAGAAGCTGCTCGGCGCGATCGGTGACGACCTCGCAGTCCTGGCCCAGATCTTCGAGACCTACGGCGAGGGGACTCAGGCGGGGGAAGCCTGAGCCTCGCCAAGCTCGTAGACGACTACGGCGAAGGCATCTACCCCGACCTGCTGCACTACTACGGAGTTGATCTCCGAGAGGTGATCGCAGGTCGGGGTCCTTCGCCGTCTCTCGTCCTCTTGCTGGTGCAGAGGCTCCCTGACACGTCGCTCACCATCGCCCTCGCGTCGGGCGGACGTGAGCACTTCGGCTGGGGCATGGACAGACACATGACCGCCGATCTCTACGACGCGCTGAACCAGAACACGCGGGCGACTGGTCAGTGGGGGAAGAAGGGTGCGCCCAAGATCCCCGAGTACCCGCGACCCAAGGCCAAGAAGAAGGACGAGAGCAAGAAGAAGTTCAAGTCCGTGGCCGACATCTACAAGGCGTTCTCCAGGAGGTAGCAAGTGGCAGGTTCACCAGGCGGGCAGGTGATCGGGCGCGTCTCGGTCAAGGTCTTGCCGGACACCTCGAACTTCCGCCGAGAAGCCGAGAAGGCGCTCAACAAGATCGAGAAGACGCTGAAGCTCAGCGTGGCCACCAAGGTGGACATGAGCGGCGCGTCGCGAGAGTTCCTGACCGAGCTGCGCAAGATCAACCAGCGCAACCGGAACATGGACTCCCGCAAGATCAGGTTCCACACGACGATCTCGACAGACGGCATGACCGAGGCGATCACCGTCGCCCGTCGCCGCCTCCAGCAGAAGGCCGACCAGAACAAGATCAAGTTCAAGGTCGACGGCGCTGAGGTGGCTGGCCAGGTCAAGCTGGAGCTCGACCAGGCGGCTGCCGACAAGGTGGCTCGCGACCTGAAGGACTGGGCCAAGAACCACAGCCCGATCAAGATCAAGGTCGAGCCCGACTGGAGCTCCACTGGAGCTGCCGTCACGTCTGCCCGCATGGCCGTACTCACCCGGCCTCGCACCGTGTCGATCATCCCGAACCTGAACAACGCAGCCGTCGCGAAGGTGGGTGCAGCTCTGGCTGCCCTGTCCGGTGCGCGCGTGCTCAACTCGATGTTCGAGAAGCTGGGCAACACTCTGCGCAACCTCGACAAGTCCGTCCCGATCATCGGCTCCCTGGCTACCGCCATCGCCGGTCTCGGTGCACTGGGCCTGACATCTGCGAGCAACCTGTTCGCCTTGTCGTCGTCGCTTGCGCAGATCGGTCCAGCAGCCCTCTTGCTTCCCGGCCTGTTCGGCGGTCTCGCAGTAGGACTCGGCGCTTCGTTCGCCGCGTTCAAGGACTTCAACAAGATCCTGCCCGAGGTCAAGACCCAGCTCTCGGCGTTGCAGGACACCATCTCCTCGAACTTCTGGGAGAAGGCCAAGGCTCCGATCAAGGACCTGGTCGACGGGCTTCTGCCCGAGCTCACGGCTGGCTTCGCCAAGACCTCGACTCAGCTCGGTGGTTTCTTCGGCTCGCTGGCTACGCACCTGAAGGGCGCGCTCGACCCGGCGCTCGGCCAGATGTTCACCGACCTCTCCGCGTCCATCTCGGAGACGACCAAGCACACGGGCGCGATGGCCAACATCATCGCCGTCCTGGGCAAGGTGGGTACCTCGTACCTGCCCGAGCTCGCGAAGTGGTTCGGCGATCTGACCGAGCGGTTCTCCAAGTTCCTCTCGAAGAACGAGGAGAGCGGCCAGCTCACCGACTGGATCGACACCGCCATCCAGAACATCAAGGAGCTCGGCGGGGTCATCTCGAACCTGTTCGGGATCTTCGCCGGTCTGGGTCGCGCTGCTCAGGAGGCTGGCGGCTCCACGCTCGCCATGCTGAACGACACGCTGGAGCGCATCCACAAGACGGTGGACAGCCCCGGCTTCCAGAACGGACTGGTCGGCGTCTTCAAGGCGGCTCACACCGCGATGCAGACCCTGGCCGACACCGCTGGTCCGGCTGTCGAGAACCTGTTCATCAAGCTGTCCAGCCTGCTCACCACGATCCTGCCGCAGGTCGGCACGATCCTCGGTACGGCGATGAAGGCCATCGCCAACGCGCTCGCACAGCCCGCTGTGTCCGAGGGCATCAAGGCCATGTTCGACGGCATCCTGAAGGCGGTCACGGCTCTCGCTCCCGCGATGGGTCCGGTCGGCAAGGCCCTCGGTGCGCTGATGCAGGTTGTCGGCGCGATGCTCACGGCCTTCGGTCCGCTGATCGCTGCGGTGCTGACGCCTCTGGCCAACGCCTTCGCCCAGCTCGCTCCGAAGATCATCCCGATCATCCAGCTCCTGTCCGGCGCTCTGCTCCAGGCAGTGAAGATGATCGCTCCGATCCTCATGCAGATGGTGCCGGTCATCGGCCAGGCTCTGGCTGGTGCCTTCAAGGCGCTCCAGGGTGTGCTGCCTGGGATCATGACCTCCTTCGGTCAGATCCTCGCTGCGGTGATGCCGCTCGTCGGCGCACTGATCGGTGCACTCGCTCCGATCCTTCCGGTCATCGCTTCCCTGTTCGGGACGATCATGGCTGCCCTGGCCCCCCTGGTGCAGGTCATCGCTTCGGCGCTGGCTCCGCTCCTGCCGGTCCTCGGTGCTGCGATCGGCACGATCCTCACGGCGCTCCAGCCGGTCGTGGCTCTGGTCCTGAACATCATCTCGGCAGTCCTCACGCCGCTGATCCAGGTGCTGACCCCGATCATCCAGGGTCTGCTGCCTCCGCTGGCCGACGCGATCTCGCGTCTGTTCGCTGCGCTTCAGCCGATCCTCCAGGTGCTCCTGGTCATCGTGAACGTCCTGATGACGGTGCTCGCACCGGCCATCGGCTTCATCGTGGGCATCCTCGGTGGCGCGCTGATCGGCGTGATCAACGGTGTCTCCCTGGTCCTCGAAGGACTGAAGGAGTTCTTCGTCGGAGTCTTCGACTACATCGTCGGCTTCTTCAAGATCTGGTTCGGCATCTTCAAGGGCATCTTCACCGGCAACTGGTCGACGTTCTTCGACGGCTGGAAGCAGCTCTGGAACGGCATCAAGGGGATGCTGAAGGGCGTCTGGGATGCCATCCTCGGCGCGCTCGAAGTCTGGCTGAACTGGGGCATCCTCGGTGCAGCGAAGAAGGCGTTCACCGCGCTGAAGGGTCTGTTCACCGCTGTCTGGGCTGGCATCAAGACCGCCTGCTCGGTCGCGTGGATCGGCATCAAGGCTGCCTTCTCGGGGTTCATGTCTGCGATGCGGACGACGCCCATGAAGGCGCTCGACTCGATCAAGGCCCTGTTCTCGAACACCTGGGCTTCGATCAAGGGCGCGGCCTCGTTCGCATGGTCGTACATCAAGTCCGCGTTCACGACCGGCGTGACCAACTGCGTCAACGTCGTGAAGGGTCTGCCCGGCAAGGCGAAGGCGGCGCTCGGTGCCATCGGCTCCGCGCTCTACAACGCCGGTGTCGAGATGATCAAGGGCTTCATCAACGGCATCAGCTCGATGATCGGTTCGGTCAAGTCGAAGCTCAAGGGCCTGACCGACATGATCCCGGACTGGAAGGGTCCGCTCCCCAAGGACAAGGTTCTGCTGTACGGGGCGGGCAAGGCGATCATCGCCGGTCTGATCAAGGGCCTGGAGTCCCAGTTCGCCAACGTCAAGAAGGTGCTGGGCTCACTGACCAGCCAGATCGGCAAGGCCAAGCTCAGCAAGGGTCTGACCGCTCACCTGAAGTCGCAGAAGTCGCAGCTCGACACGCTCCTGAAGTCCTGGGAGAAGATCGACGCCAAGATCGACGCGGCCAAGAAGAAGCTCGCGGACCTGAAGACGGCCAAGGCCGACTACGCCGCAGGCGTGGCCCAGAAGATCGTTGACGCTGCCGACATCACGAACATGGAAGGCGGCTTCGCTGGGATCATCACGTCGCTGAAGATGCAGGTCGAACAGGCCAAGCACTTCGCCGACGTCCTGGCCAAGCTGAAGAAGCTGGGCCTGAACAGCGAGATGTTCGACCAGCTCGCGCAGGCTGGACCCGAGGCTGGCATGGCTGCGGCTGAGGCTCTGGCCAACGCTGGCAAGGCTGGCGTGGACGAGGTCAACAACCTGGAGAAGCAGCTCGCCTCTGCCGCTGGCAAGGTCGGAGCTACCGCCTCCCAGGTGATGTACGACAACGGCATCCACATGGCCGAGGGTCTGCTGAAGGGTCTGGAGAAGAACGCAGACAAGATCGAGAACCAGATGCTGAAGATCGCCGAGTCGATGACGAAGGCGATCAAGAAGGCACTGGGCATCCACTCCCCCTCGCGGGTGATGAAGGCGATCGGCGTCTGGGTCGGCAAGGGCCTGAGCAACGGTCTCGACAAGGGGCGCTCCGGTGTCCTCTCCACGATGAAGGCCATGGCGCTCGACGTCTCTGGCTACGACATCCAGCCGCCTGCGGTGGCTCAGCTCGACGTCTCGTCTGCGGTCGCTTCGGCGGTCGACGGCAACGCGGCGGGCGGTGTCACGAAGGTACTCAACTACTACGCGGCTCCGGGCTCGTCTCTCTCCTCCGAGGAAGACCTGTTCGCCGCGTCGAACCGAGCAAGGATGGTGGGCTGGTAACGATGGCGAAGCTCCTCTTGGAGAACGCCCTGGACTCCTTGTCCCTCAACGGGGTCGAGGATGAAGGCAGGGGGGTGCAGGCAACGACTGGCGTGTCCGGTCTGGGCCTGCCCCCCGTGTCTGTCCAGTGGCTGGAAGGCGCGGGCGACGGTGCGATGTACCGACGCACCCGCGTCCTGGCGCGGGACATCGACATCCCGCTGGACATCGTCGGCACTGACCGCGATGACCTGAAGTCGATCCTCTCCCGGCTGGCTCAGATGCTGGCCGGGCCATGCACGCTGCGGCTGGTCGAGGACGACGGTTCCGACTGGTCCACCGATGTGGTCCGGGTCGGGGGCGGCGAGTACGCCTACGGCACGGACACCACCGGCAACCGGGACGTCCAGACGGTGATCACGCTTCGCGCGGGTGATCCGTACTGGACGTCCTCGGTGACCACCACACAGCAGATCGGCGGCACCACCACCGCAGGTTCGTTCGTGTCCGGCTTCATGTCCATGCCGGTGGCCTCCTCGCAGGCGATCGGCGAGATCACGCTGGAGAACACGGGCGACGTTGCGGTCTACCCCGTCTGGACCATCTTCGGTCCGGGCGACAACTTCAAGGCGATCTCCCCCACGGGAGAGACCTTGTACTGGAAGGGCACGCTCGCGGCTGGCGAGAAGCTGATCGTGGATGCGCGCTACGGCACCGTCAAGGACGGGACCGGCGCGAACCGCTACTCGCTCCTCGACACGGCCCCGAGGTTCTGGGCGATCGAGCCCGGCATGTCGACGTGCACGGCCAGCCTGCTCAACACCACGTCGGCCTCGAAGATCACGGTGGCATGGAAGCCCCGGAAGTGGATGGTGATCTGACCCCATGAAGCTCCGCGACCTCACGGTCGAGGTGCGGGACAAGGCGCTCAACCGCGTCGGTGCCATCCGCCCCGAGGAGCTGGTGCTGGAACTGGAAGACCAGTTCAACAACGTCGGAACCTGGAAGCTCACACTGGCTGCCGAGCACCCGCTCACGCAGGCACTGCGGACTCCAGGTTCCGGCGTCATCATCACCGGCCCGACCGACGTGCTCATGTCCGGCCCGACCTCGAAGAACGAGTTCGCCTCGACACCCGAAGACCCAGGCGGGTCAGTGGTGTTCGAGGGGATCTCCGACACCTGCATCTTGTCGGACATGCTGTCCTTCCCCGACCCGACCAACGTCAACCCGACCACGCAGACCCTCTCGCACGACGTCCGTACCGGGCCTGCCGAGACCCTGCTCCACGCCTACGTCAACGCGAACATCGGACCGAGCGCACCGGCAGCTCGACGCAGGGCTGGGCTCATCATGGGCACCAACCTGGCGCGCGGCACGGTGATGACGAAGTCCGCCCGCTTCCCGGTGCTGGGCAACCTGCTCACTGACATCGCCGTCGTGGACGGCCTTGGCTTCCGCATCGTGCAGCGCGGTGCGAACCTGGTCTTCGAGACCTACCAGATCACCGACCGGACGAAGACGATCCGGCTCGACGTCCTGAACAACACGCTGGCCGGTCAGCGCGTGGCCATCTCTCCCCCGTCCGCTACCCACGTCATCGTGGCCGGTCAGGGCGAGCAGGAGGACCGGACCTTCCGGGACGTCACGACTCCCGAGTCCCTTGCCGCTGAGGCGGACTGGGGTCGACGCATCGAGGTGTTCCAGGACCAGCGAGATCAGGCGGAGGACGCCCAACTCGACCAGTCCGGGCTGGAGACGCTGGCCGAGAAGGGCTTCACTGCGGTCGCCGTACAGGCGGTCCCGATGGAGGACTCGGCCATGCAGTTCGGCGTCGACTGGGGCCTGGGCGACACCGTCTCGGTCGTGGTCAACGACCAGGAGCTCAGCTCCACCGTCACCGGCATGATCCTGAAGGCCACCTCCGATGGCTTCAAGATCGGCGTCGAGCTCGGTGACGCAACCGGCTTCAACGCCGAGGCTGCCTACGCGCAGCGAGTCCAGGACACGGAGAACCGTGTGAGCAAGCTCGAACGCAACAGTTCGGGTGGCGGCGGCGTCTCTACCGATGACCAGATCATGAACATCATGGGGGTGTGGTAACGAGTGGCGAACACGCCGACATGCCTCTACCGAGGTAACACGACGACCAGCTTGGCGACGGTCTACACCGTGCCGACGAAGACCAAGACCATCGTCACCAACATCGTGGTGACCAACAGCGGCACGACCGCTGCGACCGTCCTGCTCCAGATCGGCGGCTACGCCATCGTCCCGAACACCCCCGTCCCGGCGAACGGCATCTTCACCCTCGACGTCACGCAGGTGATCGAGGAGACGAACACCGTCAAGGTGCAGGCAAGTTCGACCACATGCGCAGTGCACGTCTCAGGAGTGGAGGTGGCCTGATGGGCTTCAGCGTCATCCCCGCTCCCGAGGTCTCCGGCCTCACTGGAGCTCCAGGGCCATCCGGCCTGAACGGGTCCAACGGCAACGTGATCCTGTCCGGCACCACGGCACCAACTGCCGCGCAGGGCAACGACGGTGACGTCTACATCCAGGACGACAGCCGGACCTTCCTCGGTGTGACGAGCACCAACCTCACGGTCTACCGCAAGGTGTCCGGCGCATGGACTCAGGTCGGTGCCTCGCCGGTCGGTGGATCGAAGTGGTACCTGAACACCACCTCGACGTCGAGCACCGACACTAAGCCCGGCGACATGCTGCTCCGCACCGACACGGGCGACATCTGGCAGCGCAGTGCCTCTGGTTGGGGCAACCCGATCGGCAACCTGAAGGGACCGAAGGGCGACACCGGGGCGACTGGCGCTACCGGTGCGACTGGTCCCGCTGGGCCGACAGGCGCGACCGGGGCTACCGGCCCGACTGGTCCGACTGGCCCCCAGGGTCCGGCTGGTCCGGCTGGCGGCGTCACCTCGGTGAACACCAAGACCGGTGCCGTCTCCCTGTCGGCTGCCGACGTCAACGCCCTGCCCACCACGGGCGGCACGCTCAGCGGCGAGCTCAGCGTGGACGGTGCGGCTGCCACGTACCGCGAGTTCTCGTTCAAGACGGGCGGCGCGAAGCGTTGGTCGATCCAGGCGGAGAACAGCTCCGAGGCTGCCGGTGACGGCACGGGCTCCGACTTCCGGATCTTCTCCCGGAACAACGACGGCACCTTCAACCTGACCGGCATGTCGATCACCCGCAAGTGGGCGCAGACCGCCTTCGGCGACGGCAAGCCCCTGGGCGACGCGAAGGCCACGACCATCGGGGCGCACGGCCTGCGAGACATGACCTGGGAGCCCGCCCTCCCCAACGAGGGCGTCCTGCTCTACTCGCGGGGCGGCTTGCCCTACATCAAGCAGGGCAACGGGACGGTCTTCCAGGTGACGCCTGCGGGTGTTGGTCCCCAGGGTCCGGCTGGCCCTACGGGTCCTGCTGGTCCGACTGGTCCGGCTGGACCGCAAGGCATCCAGGGTGCGACTGGCTCCACCGGTCCGCAGGGTCCGGCTGGTCCGTCTCTCCCGCAGTTCGAGCCTGCCGACCTGGGCCTGGCGGCGTGGGCGTTCGACCCGGCGCTGACCCTGTCGGACGGGCGACTGCCCGGCACCTCTGCCCGCGTCACGGCTGTGGTACTGAGGCAGACGACGACGATCTCGAAGGTAGCGTTCCACTTCACCAGCTACGCGGGCGGCATCACGACCGGCTCCTGGGCTGCGATCTACGACACTGCCGGGACGAGGAAGGCCACTACGGCTGACATCGTCGGCACGACCCAGTTCCCCACCGTCTCAGCCGCTGGTGGCCAGACCGTCTCCGTGCCGCTGACCTCCTCGGTCTCGCTCACGCCCGGCATCTACTACATCGTCTGGCGCTTCCAGTACACGACGAACGGGCCGCTGCTCCTCCAGTTGGAGAACGCGGGCAACACGCCCCCGAACAACTTCGGCCTCACGGTCGTCCGGCGCTTCGGCGTCTACTCCTCTGGCCTGGGCACGACAGCACCGGCCAGCATCACCGTCTCCAGCATGGAGGTCGGGGCCAACCGCTACTGGGCGGGACTGGCGTAACCCCTTGTGACAGAAGGGAGTTCAACCCATGGGCGCTTCTCTGTACCCGCCCACCAAGAACGACACCGGCTGGCTGTCTTTCGGCAGCCTGCCCGGCATCACCTACTCCAACGGCTTCTCGTACAGCTCCGGTTCGTACCGGCTGTACGACAACCGCATGGCCTTCTCGGTCGTGGTGAAGCTCAGCGACACCGCGTCAGCCATCCCGACCACGGCCACAGGTGTCGGCTCGGGCAACGTCGTGGGTGACCCGGTCATCTTCACGCTGCCTGTCGGCTACCGCCCGTCCAGCGTTCAGGTGCTCCTGCTCGACGCCTCCCTCGGCGGGTACAGCGGACGCCTCCAGGTCGCCGGAACGCTGGGCATCTACGACGGCCCCACAGGCGCGTCGATCTCGCCTGGTGACTTCATCACCATGTCCGCCGACTACATCCTGCTCGGCATGTAACCCGAAGGAGCGCCACCCCCCACCATGGGCGCAAGCATCTACCCCCCACCCGTAGCAGCCGCCCCGTCGCCGGTCACCGCCACCTCTGGCGTCACGGCGTCGAGCGGCTTCTCGCTGAACAACTGCTTCCTGACGAAGATCAACGGCATCGCGACCGTCAAGGCCGACGTCAAGGTGGTCACCGCGATGAGCGCAGGCAGCTCCGCCCCGTACAACCTGGCGGACACCGTGATCTGCAACCTGCCGGACGGCTACCGCCCACGGCAGACCATGACCGCGCTGTACTCCACCGGCTACGCGGATGGCGAGTGTGACATCACTTCTGACGGCGACGTCACGATCCGAACGACCAACACGTACAGCCTCTCGGCCAACGACACGGTCCGCTTCTCGGCGACCTTCGTCCTGTAACTCCCCCTGCACTTCAAGCCCCTGAGCCGTCTGGCCGGGGGCTTCTTCCATGCCCACCAGGAAGGACCCCTCAGTGGCACAGACCTCCTACCCCTTCGACGCGCAGACCGTCAGCGAGTCCCAGTACAGTCAGTACTTCCGCGAGCTCCAGGACTCCGGTGTCGTCGGTTCAGCCGGTGGCCCCGAGCTGAAGGTCTCGTCGTCTGGCGGCATGACCCTGTCGGTCGCCATCGGTCAGGCCGTCGTGCGTGGCCACTTCTACAACAACGACGCCGTCGCCTCGCTGACCATCGCGGCTGCCGACACCGCCGCTCGAACGGACCGGATCGTCCTTCGACTGGACCCGGCTGCGAACAGCATCGTGCTGATGATCCTGCGGGGTGCGGCTGGCGGCGGCGTCCCCGCGCTGACCCAGACCGACACCGGCATCTACGACATGGTGCTGGCCAACGTCACGGTCGGCGCGAGCGTCACCTCGATCTCGGCTGCCAACATCACCGATCAGCGCCGCTTCGTCGGCACCCGCATCGGTGCCTGGAGCACCGCGCTGCGCCCGACCTCTCCGCGCACCGGCAAGCTCGGCTTCAACACCGACACGCTCGTCTGGGAGTTCTGGAACGGCACGGCCTGGACGAACCTCACGCAGTCCGTCGACTGGTCCAGCCTGAGCAACAAGCCCGGCACGTTCCCCCCGAGTGCACACACCCACCTGTGGGCCGACGTCACGGACAAGCCGACGACGTTCACGCCCAGCTCGCACACGCACGACTGGTCGCAGATCACGGGCGAGCCCGCCACGTTCCCGCCGTCGACTCACTCGCACTCCTGGTCCTCGATCACCTCGAAGCCGACCACGTTCGCCCCGAGCTCGCACAGCCACAGCTCCTACCTGGAGTCCGGCGACACGATCTCCTGGGCCAACGGCACCAAGCGAGTCCACGCCGACTCGGTCTCCGGGTCCGGCACCTACTACGCGGTGTGGGTCCAGGGTGACGGCACCTTCGCTCGCAACACCTCCTCGATCAGGTTCAAGGAGAACGTCCGCGACCACCCGATCGACCCGGCCAAGGTGCTGGCTCTGCGCCCGGTCATCTACGACCGCAAGCTCCAGGAGGGCGACGAGTCCCGGCGCACCGACGAGTTCGGGCTCATCGCCGAGGAAGTCAACGAGCACATCCCCGAGATCGTCAACATCCTGGATGGCGAGGTCGACGGCCTTCGCTACGACCTTCTGCCGGTGGCCATGCTCACTGTCGTCCAGGACCAGCAGGCTCGCATCGAGTCGCTGGAGGAGAAGGTTGCCCGACTGGAGTCCCTGGTCCAGGGCCTGACGGGGTGAACACCGCGATGGAGCCGACCGTTCAGGTCGCGCTCGTAACCACCGGAGGCACGATCCTGGTGACGCTCATCGGCGTAGTGGTCGAGATGCTTCGACGCAACCACAAGGCCCTCACCGAGGTGCAGGAGAACGCGCAGATCGCTCGCGATCAGGTCGCCAACTCTCACAGCACGAACCTCCGTGACGACATGGATCGGCTTCACGACGACGTCCGCGAAGTGCTCGACGTCCTTCGTCAGCACGGCTCGGAGATCGGCGGCCTGCGGGCCGACCTTCGGCAGGAGCGCGTCGAGCGCCTTGCCGTCTCCGAGCGACTGGACCACCACCTGACCACGGTCGCCTCGACCACTGCCGCGACGGTCGCTGCCGTCATGGGCGGGACCGAGTAACGACCACCCCCGCGAAGGCCCTGGCTCACATCGAGCTGGGGCCTTCGCCATGTACGGAAGGAGAACCAGTGAGCACTGGACCCCAGACCTACCCCGGCGCGAACACCACCAAGGAATGGTTCCAGGACAACTACCCCGGCTCCAGCATGGAGGTGAACGTCGGCGTCATCCACACGACCGAGGGCACCAGCCTGCCGACCTACTCCAACGGTGCCGTCGCTCCGACGATGACCCTGGTGCCGGACTTCAAGGCGAAGAAGATGGTCGCCTACCAGCACTTCCCGATCGACAAGTCCGGACGCGCTCTCGTCAACGCTGCGGGCGGCGTGGAGACCAACACCCTCAACGCCTTCCAGGTCGAGCTCGTCGGCACCTGTGACCCCGGCACCCACTCGAAGTGGGCCAAGGCTGGGTACCCCCACATCTACTGGCCGGACGCTCCCGAGTGGGCGTACGAGGGCGTCGCCGACCTGATGCGCTGGCTCAACAAGGAGCACGGCATCCCGCTCACCTCGGGTCTGTCCTTCCTCGCCTACCCCAGGAGCTACGGCTCCGTCAGTGGGCAGCGCATGAGCGGGGCCAAGTGGCAGAGCTTCAAGGGATGGTGCGGACACCAGCACGTCCCGGAGAACGTGCACGGCGACCCCGGCGACTTCCCCATCGAGAAGGTGCTGGCGATGGCGAAGCAGGGTGCGACAGCTCCCGCCCCGGCCAAGCCTGCACCGGCCAAGCCCGTCCCTGCCAAGCCTGCCCCGGCGAAGCCGAAGCCTGCCCCGAAGCCGGTCAAGCCGACGTCGAAGCTCTACAAGCTGGCCTCCGGCGTGAAGCCGGGCGCGAGGCACGTCCAGGTCAAGGACATCCAGCAGCTCCTGCTGAAGCTCGGCTACAAGATCCCCGGCGCGGTGACGGACTTCTACGGTCCTGCCACTGAGGCGGCTGTGGCCGCGTGGCATGAGCGGAACCCGAAGTACAAGAGCTACGGCGTGAAGCGGGACACCAAGCTCGGGGCGGCTGGCTACATCGCGCTCCAGAAGCAGTGTGGTCGGCGATGAGCGGCGAGCACCGAGCCCCCTCCCCCAAGTTCCAGAAGGAGTCCTTCGTGGCCCTGCTCCTGCCCCTGCTCCCCACCAAGGCCCGGCCCTACGCGAAGGCGATCCTCGCCCTCCTGGGCACGGCTGCCTCGATCGCGACCCTGGTCTACGCGGATGACCCCCGCGTGGCTGCGGTCGTCCAGGCCCTGACCGCCCTGGGTGTCTACGCCCAGCCGAACGGCTCGGTCCCCGAGGACTTCCCCGAGGACGGGCTTGACGAGAACGAGCTCACCACCGAGGGCTGACCTCGGAACGCAGAAGACCCCCACCAGCTACGTGCTGAGTGGGGGCCTTCTGTCGTCTGTGGGCCTGGGCCTCACGACTGCTTCAGCTTCTCGATGTCTTCGAGGCTGACCACCTTCGCGGTGGACCGGCGACGCGGGGTGGTCGTCTTCTTCGCCGCCGTCTTCTTGACCGGCTGCGGGGTGATGCCTGCCGGGCTCTCGTCCAGCTTGAACAGCAGGGTCTCGATCGGACCGGCGTGATCCTTGCACAGGTCCATCTCGGTGCGCTCCCCGTCGCGCGTGATGGTGTAGTGCATCGTCGCCTTGCCCACCTCGGTGGGGTCCATGTCGCAGACCGTGACCTGAACCTTCATGCGGATCTCCTTCTCTCGGTGTGTGTTGCTCGGTAGGTGCAACGTACACGAACTTGCTTGCACTGTCACTCCCTGTGTGTAACGATGTGCAAGTAGTTACCGAGACCACATGAGAGGAGCACCACATGGGAGCCCGCAAGATCCAGGACGAGCAGGAGGTCATCCGCTGGTTCGAGGAGGGGCGCACGTACGCCTGGATGGTGGACGAGTACAAGCGCAAGTACAACATCGAGACCGTGCCCTCCCTGTGGGGGAACTTCCGGCGTCGGCGTGGGTTACAGCGTCGGCTCACCCGCAACGACGAGCTGATCCCCTGGCACGTCAAGCCTGAGCACCGCTGGCTGTACCCGATCGGGATGCTGCGCGTCGAGGCTCGGCGGCGAGACAAGGGCGAGGACGCCATCAGTGACCTGGAGCGCACCCGGCTCAACTCCTGGAAGAAGATGCTGGCCGACGAGAACGCCGTCGTGCACTACGACCCGGACACCGAGGAGGGCTTCTTCTACGTCCCGCGCGGTGAGGGTGACACGGACCTGATCCACGTCCCCAAGGTCAAGACCACCCCACGCCCTCGGGTGGACTGACCCGGTTTGTAACCGTTCAAGTTTCCAGTGTTACTGTTCGACCCCGCAGTTCCGGTGCCACGGACTGCCCAGATGAAGACAACGTCTGATGCAACTTGCACACTGGCCGAAGAACATGTACTGTCCTTCGAGTCAGCGCAACTTGCACGCACCGGAGGAGGTAACCGCAAGATGCCGTACCGCAGGGCACTGCCCGCATGGAACAGGAAGCTGGGAGACCCGAGGAGCTTCACCACTCGGGATGGAGCCATCCACTTCCACTTCGACCTGGAGGCGTTCGACTTCCACATCGTCGCCTCGCCGGGCTACAAGCCCGAGGTCATGGGCCACGTCCTGAACCAGCTCACGGGCTGGGGCCTGGAGCTCATGGAGTACGACGAGTGTGACGTCGAGCTCCTGGAGCACGGACTGGTGCGGATCTACCTCACCCCGATCATCCCCGCCCAGCAGGCGGAGGACGACATGGTCGAGGAGTTCCGGAGAGAGCTCGACGCGCTGACAGAGATCACTGACACACAGACTCTGGAGGCGACACAGCTTGGCCCTGAACTTCATGGAGATCCCGAACCAGGCGCACCCGAACAACTCGGTGCCGCGTGACGGTTGGGACCGTCCGCTCATCGTGCCGAAGGCTGGCGGCAAGCCGGTCGGGCACACCAGGACGACGACGTTCATCGACTGCATCGAGGACAAGTCGAGCCTGACGACGTGGGGCAAGCGCATGACGCTTGTGGGTGCGGCGAAGAAGCCGTCCCTCCTGGACGCAGTAGCGGGCCTGGACCCGAACGACAAGGAAGACAAGAAGAAGCTCGACGCTCTCGCCGAGCGTGCCGTGGATGTCAGCGGCGCGAACGACAAGCGGGAGAAGGGCACTCACCTGCACACGCTCTCCGAGTACGTGGACGCGGGCAAGCCGCTCCCCTTCGGCACGCCGCAGAAGGACGTCGAGGACATGATGGCCTACATGATGGCCACCTCGGTGCTCACGGTTCACGCCGTCGAGCAGTTCGTCGTGGTCAACGAGCTCAACGTCGGTGGCACCTTCGACCGCACGTACGAGTACGAGGGGCCTGGGCCTGACGGCAAGCCGATCTCGGGCCTGTTCATCGGCGACCTGAAGACAGGGTCGGTGGAGTACGGCGCGCTGAAGATGGCGAGCCAGCTCGCGATCTACTCGCGAGGAGAGAAGTACGACCACACGAAGTTCCCCGTGGACCACCAGGACAAGAAGGCCCTGGCCGCGTGGAAGAAGGTGGCGGTCGACGCAGCCGAGGCGGAGAAGGCGTACAGCCCGCTCCCCCCGGTGAACCAGGACTGGGGCATCATCGTCCACCTGCCTGCGGGCACGGGCGAGTGCACCCTGTACTGGGTGGACCTGAACATCGGCTGGGCACTGGCCCAGCTCGCGCTTCAGATCCGCAAGGCACGAAGCACCCGAGGTGCGATGAAGCCGTTCGTGACGCAGGCCACCGCGAACGAGGTTGCTTCTTCCGCCGCGAGTGTGTAACTTGGATCAAGTCAGGGCGACGCGGTAGCGACGAACTGGAGGCGCAAGTCGCCGGACCGGGAGGTTGACACCGACCCCCGGATCGTGTAACTTGTACCAAGACAGAGAGAGAACAGAGAGAGGAGCTACACCGCGTGAGGGAACTGACCGTCACCATCAAGTACGGCAAGGGCTACGAGGAGACCTGGGCGGTCTTCAAGGGCAGCCCGGACGAGGTCCGCGAGGACATCATCTCCTACTTCGGCGTCATGCGTGACAGTGTGAGCGAGTTGACGCTGAGCGAGCTGGTCGTAGAGATGACCAGCCTGGCCCACGGGAAGGGCAACATCGCCCGCTTCCTTGGTGGCACGATCATCCCGCCCTCTGAGGCGGCGGCCCCCCCGGCCCCGGCACCGAGCGGTGACCCCTGGGCTGCGGCGCAGAGCTCGACCCCCGTCCACACGGTCGCTGACAACCAGCAGGCCGAGGACCCCAACGCCTACATCCTGGGCGAGATCGAGAAGCAGACCGACGTCGCTTCGCTGAAGCGCCTCTGGGCTGAGAACCAGAGCTTCTTCTCCGACCCGTCCGTGATGGCTGCGTGGAAGGCGAAGGGCAAGGCCCTCAGCGCCGCGTAGCAGGACCAGCACCACCCACCCCAACAGACACCGAGCATCGACTCACAGAACAAAGGAGACTTCACAGTGGCTCTCAACTTCATGGACATCCCCACGCAGGGCGGCGGCTGGTTCAAGCCGAAGGACAACGTCGACGCGGTCGCGATCCTCATCGAGGTCAAGCAGTTCGACCGTCAGCGTCCGACCCCGAACGGCCCGAAGGACTCGGTCCTCGCGGACGTCTCCGTCTTCAAGACGCAGGCCGACCTGGACGCTGGCCGTCCGGAGATCGCGAAGGGCCAGAGGATCGAGCAGACCGTCCTCGCCCGTGACCTGGAGGCGATCGTCGGTGGCGCGACCATCGTGACCCTGGCCCAGATCCCGGCCAAGAAGCCGGGTGCCTACCCGGCGTGGGTGTGGCGTCAGGCTGAGCGCGCTGCTCAGCAGAAGGTCATCGACTACGCGACCAAGCGTGAGGCGGAGGTCAACGCGGCGCTCGACGCTGCGCCCGACTTCGACTGAGGTGTGACAGTGTGACCCGTAGGGGGGCGTTCTTCGGAGCGTCCCCCTTGGGGCAGTGAGAGAGGAGGTCGAGTGAGACCTGAACGAGACGAGTGGGCGCTGAACATCGCTGATGAGGTGGCCACGATGGCGGACTGCACGCGGTCCCAGGTGGGCTGCGTCATCCTGAACAAGCGCAAGCGCATCCTGGGCGTGGGGTACAACGGACTCCCGCCCGGCATCCCCGGCTGTGCGACGGCTGGCAACTGTCCCCGAGGTCGACTGACCCGCGACGAGTGTGCCCCCGACAGCGACTACGCGAACTGCGCGGCTGACCACGCCGAGCGCAACGCCATCCGAGACGCCCTGGACAAGGGTGTCCACCCCGACGAGCTGAAGGGCTCGACGGTGTACGTGACCCGCAAGCCGTGCCCGGCCTGCCAGACCCTGATCACCGCCGTTGGAGTCGAGCGTGTGATCGTGAGAGGAGACAAGTAGTGCTCACCCCTGGAAGGTCCCTGTCGCTTCACGCGGAGTCGGGACGAGAGCTCCCCCGCGTCGAGGCGTTCGAGGCCCTGTACCAGAAGGGCGTGCGTCCTCGCCACGGCGAGGTCATCATGATCGCCGGTCGGTCCGGCACGCAGAAGTCCGGCTTCGCCCTGTTCTGGGTGGCGTCGATGAACCTGCCCTCCCTCTACTTCTCCGCCGACATGAGCGCCTTCACGGCGTCCTCGCGCCTCGCCTCGATGGCGACTGGCGACACGACCGAGATGGTCGAGGCTGGCATGGCGCAGGGCGGCAAGCACCGTCAGGGCTACATCGACGCGCTGTCCCACTCGAACATCACCTTCTCCTTCGGATCTCCCATCACCTGGCGTGCCGTCGATGAGGAGTTGGAGGCGTACGTCGAGCTGTGGGACGCCTACCCCGAGGTGATCGTCTTCGACAACCTGATGGACTTCGAGGGTGCCGAGTCGGACTACACCGAGCAGATGGCGGTCATGTCCAACGCGACCGAGCTGGCCCGCGCTACCGGCGCGACGGTGATCATCCTCCACCACGCGAGCGACAAGAGCTGGGAAGCCAAGAGCGACCCGTGGGCTCCCCCGTCCCGTGACCAGGTGAAGGGCGGTCTCTCCGAGAAGCCCGAGCTGTCCCTGACGGTGGCTCTCGACCCGACGTCGCTGGAGTACCGAGTCGCCTGCGTGAAGCAGCGCATGGGTCCGTGTGACCCGACCGCCCGGAGCTACGCCATGATGCGCTGCCACCCGGACGTGACCCGCTTCTCCAAGCTGGACGTCATGACCAAGCCGCAGGTGCAGGAGGCAGTGAAGGCTGCGGACTGGTCGCCAACTCAGGCGCTCGAACGTCTGGGCCTGGGCTGACCGAGTGTGTTACTGTGTACGAAGACGGAGCAGGGGGCCGCAAGGTCCCCTCTCCTCGAAGGGAGTGTGAGAGTGTGAGCAACCCCGTCAGAAACAAGAAGAAGGGGGCCGAGTGGGAGAACGAGCTGAAGAACAAGTTCCGTGCCACCGGCTTCGACATCGAGCACCTGCACCTGAACGGCAGTGAGGACGAGGGTGACCTGGTCATCCGGTCCTGGAACGGCAAGACCTGGGTCATCGAGGCGAAGAACGCGAAGATGGACCCCAACCAGTTCGTCAAGGAGATGGAGGCCGAGGTCGGCCACTACGCCTCCCATCGGGGACTGGACCCCGAGCTGGTCGACGGCGTCGTGATCGTGAAGGCGTACCGCAAGCCCTGGCGCAAGGCGTACGTGATCACCACGGTGGAGCGGTTCTTCGGTCTGGACGATGCCGCATGAGCGAGTTCGAGCAGGAGGTCGAGGCGTTCCTCGCCTTCCTCCTGGATGACGAGTCGGATCTCCCGACCATCCTCGCCGTCGAGGAGCGGTACGGGGTGGTCGTGTAGATGGCCATCCAGTGGAGAGAGCCCAGCAAGCCGAAGGGCAGGAGCTGGGACAACGACGACGACACCAAGCCCGAGCTCTCGGCGGTGCTCGACCACTACGAGGTCGACTTCAACCCTGAGCGGGCGACCGGCATGGGCCACTGCCCACTGCACGACGACAACACACCCTCGATGTCCTACAACACGGACAAGGGGCTCTGGCGCTGCCACTCCTGCGGAGAAGGCGGCGACAGTTACACGATGATCATGTTGAAGGAGGGGACAGACTTCCGTGGAGCACGAACCGTTGCAACCACTCTCGGCCTCCCAGAGGGAAGCTCTGGAAGAAGCGACGAGCAGCTACGAGGCAGCCGTTACGGCGGAAGCCGCAAGGTACCTGGTCGGTCGGGGGCTGGATCGAACGGCGGCGGTTACCAACCGCGTTGGCGTCGTAGCTGATCCGTTCCCTGGGCATGAGAGGTTCCGAGGCTTCCTCGCGATCCCCTACCTGGACCGGAACGGCAAGCCGCTCTCGATGCGCTTCCGCTGCATCCAGGAGCACAACCACCGGGACTTCGGTCACGGCAAGTACATGGGCATGAAGGACGAGCCGCCCCGGATGTTCAACGTCGGGGCCGTCCACCGGGCTGACACCGAGATCGCCGTGACCGAGGGCGAGTTCGACGCGATGGTCCTGAACATGATCGGCATCCCGGCTGTCGCCGTCCCTGGCGCACAGGGCTGGCGCAACCACTACCGACGGATGCTCGCTGGCTTCAACCGGGTCTGGGTCTTCGGTGACCCGGACGACGCTGGAGCCGAGCTCGTCGCCAAGATCACCCGCTCGCTGCGCTCCGCCAAGGGCGTGCGCCTGCGTGACGGCGACGTGACCGACACCTACCTGAAGCACGGGGCTGACGCCCTCTACGCACTGATGAAGACGGAGGACTCGAAGTGACCGAGGCGACCGAGACGAAGAAGACGACCCGCAAGGCCAACCCCCTCACCGCCATCCTGAACGAGGTCAAGGCCAAGGCCGAGACCGAGACGGCCATCCCCTTCGTGGGCGGCTACAACGGTGAGGGTGGCCAGGCGTACCACGCCCAGCAGGAGCACCGCTGGTCGACGGTCAACAAGTACCGCGAGGGTCGGGGCGTGCTCGGCTCGGACGGGCTCCTCCTGGAGGACGCTCACGCTGCGGGCGCTGCCACCACCGACGCCGACCGGCGCGAGGCGCTGATCCTCCTGGCCTCCCAGGCTGTGGCTGCCATCGCCCAGCTCGACCGAGGTGAGGGCTGATGCCCCTGCCGGGCACCGACCGGTTCCCGTCCATCGAGCAGATCTGGCAGAAGCTCAGCGACCGTGAGCGAGACCTGTTCTTCGACCACCTCTACGGAGGTACGTCAGCCGACTGGCTGGCCACCACGCTGCGCAAGTACGGACACGACGTGTCCGCCTCCACGATCCGCACCTACCGAAGGAGCCTGAACCGTGTCTCTGAAGGATGAGCTCCTGAAGAAGCCTGTCGGACCGAGCGTCCCCGCCCGCAAGACCAACCCCGAGAAGGACTTCACCCGACAGATCGAGGTGACCGGCGACGTCGCTGCGGTGACGGTGCGGGGCCTGCCGGACGAGGTGGACGAGAGCGCGGCTGCCGAGTACCTGCGCTCGAAGGGCGAGGACCCGGAGCTGTGGATCGCCACCGGCTTCCGCTCGGGCGAGTGGACCATGGCGAACGGCGACGTCGGGGTGAGCAACCGCTACACCTTCAAGCGCCGCGACCCGCTGCTCGACTTCGAGCGCCCCTCCCTGGACGAGCTGATCGCAGCCGTTGACAACTACGTCCCCAGTGTGACAGTGTCGCAGACGGACGGGGAGTTCACCTTCATCGTCGCCATCGGCGACATGCAGTTCGGCAAGATCGACGGCGACGGTGTCGAGGGAACGCTCGAACGGACCATCGACTGCCTGAACAAGGCGGCTGCTCTGCTGGAGCAGTACCGGCTCCGGTTCCCGATCGGCCACGTCCACATCGCCTGGCTCGGTGACCACATCGAGGGCTTCGTCTCGCAGGGCGGGGCCAACACCTGGCGCACGGTGCTCACGCTGAACGAGCAGATCCGCCTGACCCGACGAGTGATGCTCCACGCGCTGCTCCTGTTCGCGCCGCTGGTCGCTCGTCTCACGATGGCTGCTGTACCTGGCAACCACGGTGAGGCTGTCCGGATCAACGGCAAGGGCGTGACGCGGTACGACGACAGCCACGACACCGAGTCCCTG